GATACCGACGTACCCAAGGGCGAACCAAATTCCGAATCGCTCTCAATAACAAGATGACCAACACCAAAAGTAGCCAGGCCAAGATGGTCATTATAGATTTCATACTTGACACCTTCGTCCTCCTTTAATTGCTCAAACACTTCTTCTCTATTCATTTATACTCCATTTTTTAATGGTAGACTTTTCAATGTCTTCCCATTCTCTTGCTTCTACATCATAAGCAATAAGTTTGTTTGACAAGAGACTAAAATTTACTTTAAATATAGTTTTTAATGTATATGTTTTTGTAATCTCTTTTCCGCTGTTTAAACTTTCATACGTTATATCGACATTGCCTTTTCTCAATGCCTCAACAAGTTTCACAAATCTGCTTCCTTTACAAAGATGCCATCAACCATCTTTCCTTTGCGGTCTTTAATGTCAATCCACGCAGTCTCTAGACAATCCATCATAGAGTATCCATTACGTTCCATAATATTAATAAGCACAACCATAATATCGCCAATGTCGTCTTTCATGTCTCTGCCCTTACACATATTGTCTGACAGTTCCCCACACTCTTGAATCAACTTACAGAACTGATCTTTATCGGTACTACCATCAATCAAATTGCGGTCTCTATGCCAGATTCGTATGCGCTCTTGCATAACATCACTGTTTCCTCTTGACTCTCCATTCCAAACATCATTCATAAGTAAGGATTTCCTTGATACATTTCAGGGTGTTTGACAAGCATCATACTGCTTTGCCAGTTAGTATATAACAATCCAGCTAGAATTGCTATAGTTAAAATTGTATTTCTAATACGTTTCATGAGTCTCCCCAGACGTCTCCACCGTTTTGGCAGAGAATCTCTTTGCAGGCTACTGCAATTTCTGAACACTCTTTTTGAGTGCCGTTCCCACCTCGTAGGTCGCAGAAGTGCATCCACGAACGAAGTGTACCAGTCATATATAATCGAGAATGAGTGTTACCCTCGGGCAATACTGCCCTCGCCTGTTCTTTTGCAATACCCATACTTATAGCCCATTTGTAGGCTTCAGTAGAGACATCGATTACTTCTCTCTGTTTAGCGTGCCAAGCAATTTCCAGCCCATCATTATCCGCAGGAATACTATTCTGTCGGTTACGCGGGTCTTGCAGCCTAGCCTCTCTAGTAGAGAAATCTAATGCTTGAGTAGGGTCTGCATAGCGTTGACTAAATTCCTGAAAACTAAAAGAGCGATGCCGCAGAATCTGGCGAGCAATGTCTCTCGTAGTCTCGATTTCAATGCAAGCACTTGCCATTTCGAATGGGCTGAAGTGTGCTTCTTTTTTAAGGTACTTCAACAACTTCGGTGCTGTTCTCTCGTTGTCTTGATTTGCAGGATTACTAACTCTCGCACAATAGGCGATGACTTTCATGGCTTCGGGGGTAATCCAAACTAGGTTTACTTTCATACAATCTCCTCTGATTAAGTGTATATTATACGATGTTAAGGCTTTTATGTCAAGAATTATTTAGCCGATGGTAGTTGAGCAAAAAAGTTTCTTGACACAATTTGGTGTAGGTGATATAATATACCCTGAAATTGATACCAGTCTAACTGTGTCTTTTTCAAAATCCGTAAATTAAAACGATTGTTACGCTTCCGAAAGGGGCAAGTTCATCTTTCTTAAAAGGAGAAAACTTATGAATGCAGTAAATCTAGAAAAATTCTTTGTCGGTTTCGACAATTTAGTTAACAGCCCATTGTATACTCAACAGGCGCCAGAATATCCTCGTTATAACATTGAAAAAGTAGAACACGGCTACGTAGTTCAAGTAGCTGTTCCGGGATGGAACAAAAACCAAATTTCAGTGAACGTTCACAAAAATATTCTTACCATTAAGGGTGAGAAAAAAGAAAATAACGATGGTAGAAGCTGGGTGCACAAAGGTATATCAGGAAAAAGTTTCGAGAAACATCTAAAGCTTGACAACACCTTAGAGGTCTCTTCTGCTTCCATGGAAAATGGTATGTTAACAATAGAGTTATCGTATTCGCCCTCTAGTAAGCCCACGTCAATACCTATTGGGTAAATTGGAGATTCAATGAAGAACTTCGTAAATGAAAAGTGGGATGTACTAGGGGCAGTAATGCAACTTGGTTTGGTACTATGTACCCCTGTTGTCTTTGCAGCTCTTAGCTATATCTCAGCTTAAAGCGGGAGGGGGTCTTTCGAGACCCCTTTTTTATTATGATTCAACAACAATACAAAAATAAGAAAGCCATTTTAATAGCTACAGGACCTTCTCTTACTGAAGAGGTTATTGAAACTATTCGTCCCTATAAAGATGATTTTGTTATTTTTGGCTGCAATGATAGCTACAAAGTAGTAGACTTTTTAGATTTTCATTATGCCTGCGATAATAAGTGGTGGGGGTTTCACTATGATACTTTTAAAGAAAAGTACCCTCATCTACAGGCTTGGACTCAAGCAAAGGAATATCAAGATAAACTTACCATAATAAAAGGAAAGTCAGCTAAAGGATTGAGTTTAGACCCTTCTTTAATTCATTGGGGAAGTAACTCTGGCTATCAACTATTAAATATAGCATTTCTAATGGGTTGTAGTAAGTTTATTTTAGTTGGGTATAATATGCGAGCAATAAAAGGTAAAAAACATTACTTTGGAGAACACCCCCCAGGATTAAGTAAAAATAGTCCCTACAATAAGTTTGTTACAGCCTTTAATACAATACAACCAGAAATAAAAGAATTAATAATAAATTGTACACCCAACAGTGCTCTAACAATGTTTAAACAGAAAGATTTAAGGGAAGTTCTGTGCGAGTAGCTATTTATAATGATGCTTTTCTCCCTGCTAGCCCTCATTTTGGCTGCGAGCTTGTGATGAAAACATTCAAAGAACAGTTAGATAGAGTGGGTATAGAGCTAGTTGGTACGGTTAAAGTAAACGATAAAAATCCTCATAGCAAGACCCTAGAAAAAGCTGATTTGGTGATTGTAAATGGAGAGGGCTCCTTTCACCACAATAGAAGAAATGACTTGGCTGAGGTATCTCATTACTTTCCTAGTATACTTATAAATACTGTTTTTGAAGATAACTCGGTCGATCTTACTAAATTCAAATACATATCCGCTAGAGAAACTATTAGCGCAAAAAATTTAAACTGCGATATTATTCCGGATATAATAGTCACATCTAATATATTAGAAACTATAAAACAGAAACGAGTAATACAAGGAAAAGGAGTAGGAAATATTAGACATCATTCTGGAATAAAAACTCTACAGATATTGGATAAATTTCTTCCTGAATTATGCCAATACTCTTCAGTAACTTCGGAAAGCTTTCATGGAATACTAGTATCCTACATATTAGGAATACCTTGCACCAATATTTTGCCTGGGTCAGGAGTCTTGTGGAAGACAAGCTCTGTAGCTAAAGACATTGAAATGAACGAAAACTATTTAGAAACTGGCAGGCATAAAGTCAATGCTCTATTTGAAAATTTACACTCATTTACCTAAAAAGGGACGTATTAAGTGGAAACAATAAATATATTTGTAGGTACCTCGGTGGACGACGAAGATAGGGAGGCAGAAATAACCTTAGAGTATTCTTTGCGTAAGTACTCCTCTTCCCCTATAAAAATACACTATCTTAAAAATAAGGAAGAGGGTATAATGGGAGAATTTGATTCTTCTCAGTGGGCTACTCCTTTTGCGGGTATGAGATGGGCTATACCAGAGTACTGTAATTTTAAAAGCAGAGCTATTTATATGGATGTTGATCAACTAAATCTGAGAGACATAACAGAATTGTACACTTTAGACCTGAATAATAAACCCTTTCTTTCTAGAAAAGCTAGAAGCTGTGTTATTTTATTTGATTGTGCCGCCTGCGAGAATATTTTTGCTCCTATAAGCGAGCAAAAACAACAACCTAGCTATCATAGAACTAACTATGATAAGTTCGATATACAAAGGGGGGACTTAGATACCCGATGGAATGCTCTTGACAACGTAGATTTTGTATACAGTAATAATATTTTGCTAGAAGATGCTTGGCACATTCATTTTACGGAAGTTAAGTGGCAGCCTTGGAAGCCCTCCTGGTTTGACGAACCTTTTGAAGATCACCCTAGACAAGACTTAGTAGAGTTATGGAAAAAACATAGAGAAGAGGCTTTTTCAATATTATGATAGATATAAGGTATAGAAATAAACCTGCGGTAATAATTGCTACAGGACCGTCACTAACAGATGAAACTGTAGAAATTATTTCAAAGTATAAGAACTCCCATGTTTTTTTCGGGTGTAACGATGCTTATAGAAAAGTTAATTTTTTAAATGAACATTACGCGTTAGATCATGCTTGGTGGGACTACCACGGAAATTCCGTGAAGGATATTTATAAGGGAGTGTCCTGGTGTGGGTGGCGAGATATATGTGATGATTTAAACTTACAGTATATACACGGTAGAGATAGAGAAGGACTAAGTTTAGACCCTAGGAGCATACATTGGGGGGATAACTCCGGATTTCAAGTTTTAAATTTAGCTGTTTTAATGGGTTGTTCAGAGTTTATTATGGTTGGGTTTAATATGGGTGTAAAAGAAGGGGAGAAAAAACACTTTTTTGGGGACCACCCTGAGCAATGTTTGCAAGCGAGTCCTTGGGATAGTTTTAAGAAGAGTTTCCAATATGTAGCCGATGTACAGCCAGAAATAGCTGCTAGAATAGTTAATTGTACGCCCAATACTGCTTTAGAATGTTTCAGAATTGGAGACTTGGAGACAGAGATGATAAAAACAGCATGATAAACCATAATTTTAAAATACTAAAAAAGTGCAAAGAGCCTTTTAACTACGTTATTATGGAAAATTTCTTAAGCATACCTATAGCTAAATTAATTTATAAACAGATTAATTCTTTTTACTGTGGTAATAATTTTAGGGCCGTACCAGACACAACCCAGCAAGGAGTCCTTGCTTCTCCACAAAAATATTATGTAAGAAATTACTCAGAGTTACCTTATAATCCTTTGTTTAATACTTTAAACTATTTTTCAAGCCTAGAAAATTTGAATATTTTAAACTCTATAATTCCTTTAGGAAATATAGTACCAGACCCTACCATGGAAGGAGGGGGGGTTCATATCACAAAGAAAGGAGGTTATTTAAACTTACACACAGATTTTAAACAATCTGCTTCCTTAAATAAAGGACTAACTAGAGTATCTAATTTATTGATTTATCTAACCCCTGATTGGAACGATCCAGGCGGAGATTTACTACTCAAAGAAGGTACAAAAACTATAGAGAGAATTTCTCCGGAGTTTAATAAGGCAGTATACTTTGAAACAAATAGTATTTCAATTCATGGACATCCCGAACCTATTGAAAATGACTTGGATAGAATCAGTTTGGCTTTCTATTATTATAAAATAGAGCCGAGCAAGCCACGTAGCGTAACTTGGTACTAATATAAAGAAACAAATATGCGAGTAGCTATTTATAACGATAAGGAAAAAGTAAATGAAACAAACTAACTTAAACTTCCCTAAAGACACTAACCAGCCACCCTATAATGGGCAGTTCTGGTGCCATATTCGGCAATCCTTTCAGGGTTGGACCGACCATATTAATTTTTATAAGGTTAAGAATCTGTGATAGAAATTTATGGAAAGATGGATTGCAACTATTGTGTAGAAGCACAGAACGTATGTAAAAACCTTAAACTAGATTATAAATATTATCACTTGGACGATCATTATACTATTATGGAACTCTGGGCAAAGGTTAAATTTAAAACCTTTCCTCAGATTTTTGTAGATGATGTATGTATCGGAGGGTTTGACGAACTAATGGAATACACGAATGGAATTGAATAAGTTGAAACAATTAGTAATTACTATGGAAGAATGTGGTGAATTAATTCGTGCCTGCTCCAAAGTGTTGAGACACGGAACTGAAGAGGACCCTAAGTATCTACAAAATCTTACTGAAGAAATAGCAGATGTCATCGCTATGACACGCATCCTTAGAACATCTTACCATATAGATAGTAGTACCTTAGAAGATTTAGTTCAGAAAAGACTGACAAAAATGAAGCGGCAGGATTATGCGTAAGCTAATAACAATCTGGAAGTTTGCAATTGGTTCTTTTAGCGACGACAAAACAGAGGGCTACGACAACTACGTTATGGCGTTTCGTAGCATTCTCGTTCTAGTAAACTTTGTTACCTGCTTCTTCATAATTGCTAATACACTGCGTCATTGGTAGTTGAGGGCAAAAATAAATCTTGACATTTTTTTCTTCTGCTGTTATAATAATGGAAATTGTGAAAAGAGTGTGTTATGAATTTATTTTATCTTGACGACGACCTCGACCGTTGTGCCGAGTTTCATGTCGACAAACACATTGTTAAAATGCCTTTAGAAGTAGCTCAGATATTGTGTACCTCAGTCTGGATTGACGAGTACCTTGGCTTTGTGCCTCGCGCACTTGACAAGAATGAACGAGACTATCTTAACGGTCTCAAGGCAGAAATCAAACATCTTCCACCAGAGGAAAGACCTTTGACCCCCTATCTACCAATGATGTATAATCATCCTTGTACGATATGGGCTCGCTCCTCTCTCGACAATCACGAATGGACTCACTGCTACGGTAATGCTCTTAATGAGGAGTATCGTTACCGTTACGGAAAAGATCATAAGTCTATAGCCCAAGTAGTAAATAACCTACCAGAACCTCAAAGAATGGAGCGTGTAGGTTTTACTACTTTCGGGTTAGCCATGCCAGAAGAACTAAAAGATTATGACGACCCAGTAGAATCTTATCGACGCTACTATCACCTTGACAAAGCTACTTTTGCAAGCTGGAAGTATAGAGACAAGCCTTACTGGTGGGATGAAGATTTTGCAGATTATCAACAACGAATTACGAGGGTAGCATGAGAAGAGGTATTAAAAAACAAGAAGGAGAAAATCTAACTGATGCAAACATTAAAAAGGTTATACGACTTTTGTCAGCGGAAAAGCCGATTACAAAAAAAGAAGCGTGTAGTATTCTTAATATTAGCTATAATACCAGTCGCCTTTCTAAAGTTATTGAAGATTATGAGAGCGACCAAGAGTACCGAAGAACCCGAAAAGCACAGAAGCGTGGCAGACCCGCTGACAATGCTGAAATTGCAGAAATCGTAGAGTCTTACCTTACGGGAGAAAGCTTTACCGATATTGCTAGAAGAATATTTCGCTCTGTTGCTTTTGTCAAAACTATCGTTGAGAAACTGGGAGTCCCAGGAAGGGTCGCTGGTGATGAACGATATGAAATGGAATACTTGCCCGATGAGTGTGTATCCGATAGCTTTGCTGTTGGAGAAGTTGCTTGGTCAGCCAAGTACCACACTTCGTGTGAAGTAATGGCAACTCTTGACGCCACACACGAACAAGGCTACGGCCCCTGTTATCGTGTGTGGATAAGAGAGGTTAGTAATGAGGACAATCTTGGGGGAGGCTATAATGCTTTTGTTCCCGCATATGACCTCGGTAAATTGGAGCATTTGAAAACTTATGGAATCAATACCGCTAGAGTTTAGTTATTATGCCATATTTTGTTTAACAACTGTCATCTGTATAATCTACCTCAATGTAAAAGCATTTCGAGAAGTAGGTTTCAGATGGAATTTTACGGGTGGTCTCATTTATTATGGAACCACAATACCTATAGTATTAGTGGGTGCTCCCGCATTTTTCATTGTTTTTATCTTTAGAAGCGATGTTTACTACGAAAGTTTAATTAACTATATCACCGAAATATATGTTGACTCAGATGACGAAAGCTAGTATAATATGTTTTTGAAATTGAGGAAAGTATGGGATATAATTTTTACATGCGACAACTTGAAGCGACTGGCAATGCTGCCGGTCTACCTTTTAAACCAAACAGGAGAAAGAAAATGGCGTGGACTGACGAATCCAAGCAACAGGCAATTGATGCCTACACAAGTGAAGAACCAACTCCAGAGAACTCTATGGAGATTGTAAAAGCTATCGCAGAAGACATGGGTGAGAGCCCTAATGGTGTGCGAATGATTCTAACCAAAGCTGGAGTATATGTAAAGAAAACTCCTGCTGCTTCTAGTGGCGGTGCTAAAGCCGCTTCAACTGGCGGAACTCGAATCAGCAAAGCTGCCGCACAGGAAGCACTCACAGCAGCTCTTAATGATGCTGGTGTAGCTATTGATGAGGATATTGTTTCAAAGCTCACTGGTAAAGCTGCACAATACTTCGCAGATGCTATGAATAAAGTAGCTTCTTAAAAGTCCACACGGGGGTTGAGTATGCTTAGCCGCGTATTCACCCTCGTGAGGCAACCACTAATAGTCCAAAAATTACAAAGACAAAAGAGGTTTTGCTCAATGTAATACTGGAGCTAATTAGTGAAAAAAGAAGAGCTAAAGAAGAAAGTAAATAGTGCTGGAGATGCAATTATAACTTACAGGAGTCCCAACTCCCGTAAGACAAAGTACAATGTATGTACGATTGACTTCAGCACGCCTTACATTCAAGACAAGAAAAATAGAGCGAAAGAAGATGACGATACTGTCCTAATGTTTTGTTGGGACACGGATTCTTTTCGCCTTATGAAAGCTGACAATGTTACCTCAGTCGTTCCCTTATCCAACGTGTTAAGGAATGAATGATGGAAGCATACTCAAAAATTATCGTATCAGAACCTTATAGACAGGTTCGACTAACGGTGAATGAGTTCCGAGAAGAAGAATATCTTCATTTTCGGGAATACTATCTTGACTTTGAAGAAGAATGGAAGCCCTCTAATAAGGGTCTCTCTATTCCTCTTGAAGTTGAAACCTCAAAAGAATTGTTTATTGCTATGGCGGAGATACTATCTTTAGCCGAGAGTAAACAAGTATTGGAGGAACATTTCGGAGAAACTATTCGAGACCTATATCAAAAATAGTTCTTGACATTTTAACGAAATGGCCTCATAATGTTCTTTTTAAATCAAAGGTATTTATGACTAATATGTTTCTTGCCAAAGCAGCCAAGGCTTATTATGAGGGCAACCCCATAATTTCTGATGCTGAGTTTGATGTTCTTGCCGCTGATGCTAACTATACTGACGTAGGATATTCTGACGAATTCTTCGAGTTCGATCACTTGTACCCTATGTACAGTTTACAGAAAGCATTTGTAGGTGAAGAACATCCTCCTTACGACCACGCTACTGGAGCAACAGTAATCACACCCAAGTTAGATGGAGCAGCGGTTTCGCTGGGCTACTACGATGGTGAATTAGTGCTGGCTCTTACTCGGGGTAATGGTAAGAAGGG